GTGCTGCTGGAGAAGAGGGTGGAGAACCATCTGCTACTAAAATCAAAGAACCCCTTGCTGCCGGTGATCAAGTCGATCACGATGGTGAGGAACTAGAAGAAGCTCGTATGACTAAAGAGATGATGAAGGCAGAAATGCAGAAGAAGATGGAAAGCATGAAGTCACAAGACCTCAAGGCTGCATACGAAGCAATGTGTAACGGTGAAGGTTACGGTGCAAAAGAAGAGGAGTCAGTTGACGAATCTACTCTTGAAGACCGCCTATCATCTGTAGACGTTTCTGAAGATGTTACTGCTCTCGTAGAGGGTGAGGAACTTACTGAAGAATTCAAAGACAAGGCTGCTACAATTTTTGAAGCTGCTGTTAAATCTAAACTTCGTTCTGAAGTCGAAAGAATTGAGGAGTCAAAAACTCAAGAAATCGCTGAAGAAATCAACAGAGTTCGTGATGAGTTGACTGAAAAAGTTGACAACTACATGAACTATGTCGTAGAAGAGTGGATGAAAGAGAACGAAATTGCAATCGAAAGAGGTCTCAAAGGTGAGATTGCTGAAGATTTCATTTCAGGTCTTAAATCACTTTTTGAAGAACATTATATTGATGTTCCAGATGAGAAGTATGATATTCTAGGAACTCAGTCTGAAAAGATTGACGAACTAGAGTCTAAACTCAATGAACAGATTGAAAAGACTGCTGCGATTAAGAAGCAGAATGATCAATTGGTTCGTGAGAGTGTTTTTGCAGAAGTTGCTTCTGACCTCGCTGATACAGAGGTAGAGAAGTTTAAGTCTCTTGCAGAAGACGTAGATTTTACAGATGAAGGTTCTTTCAGAAGTAAACTCGACACGCTTAAGGAAAGTTATTTTCCAAAGGCAACCACTATCGCTGAATCTGTAGACTCTGAATCAGATGGTTCAGATGCCTTCGATACAACTGGTGCAATGTCCGCTTACATGGCTGCAATCAGTAAAAATGTAAAGCGAGCTAATGAGAAGTAAAGTGAAAACTGAACTTTTTATAAATATTATTAGAAAAACTCAATAAGGAGAAACTACAATGTTCCAAACAGAACATCTACAGGAAAAGTGGCAGCCAGTCCTAGAACACAATGATCTTAACCCGATCAAAGATTCTTATCGCAAGGCTGTAACCACTGTTATCCTAGAAAACCAAGAAAAAGCACTTCGTGAAGACAGAGGATTCCTCGGCGAAGCTGCACCAACTAACGCTACTGGTTCTAGTGTCCAGAATTGGGATCCGATCCTAATTTCACTAGTCCGTAGAGCAATGCCAAACCTAATTGCGTATGATGTCGCTGGTGTTCAACCAATGACTGGCCCAACAGGTTTGATTTTCGCAATGCGTTCACGTTACAGTGCTCAAAATGGCGCTGAAACCTTCTACAACGAGGCTGATACAGATTTCTCTGGTGCTGGCACTCATGAAGGAACTAACCCTGCCGTTCTTAACGATGGCACACCTGGCACCTACACAAACGGAACAGGTATGGCTACAAGTGCTGCTGAAGCACTTGGTGATTCTGCTGGTAACAGTTTTGCTGAAATGGCGTTCTCAATCGAGAAGCAGTCAGTTGAGGCGAAATCTCGTGCCCTAAAGGCAGAATACACAATGGAACTTGCACAAGACCTCAAGGCGATTCATGGTTTGGACGCTGAGACAGAACTTGCAAACATCCTTTCTTCTGAAATTCTTAACGAAATTAACCGTGAAGTTATCAGAACAATCTACACATCCGCTAAAGTCGGTGCTCAGAACGATACTGCTGCTACTGGTATCTTCGACATGGACGTTGACTCAAACGGACGTTGGAGTGTTGAGAAGTTCAAAGGACTTATGTTCCAAGTTGAGAGAGAAGCAAACGTAATTGCTCAACAGACTCGTAGAGGAAAAGGTAACGTAATCATCTGTTCATCTGATGTTGCATCTGCACTTCAAATGGCTGGTGTTCTTGATACTTCACCTGCTCTTAACAACAACCTAACAGTTGATGACGCTGGTAACACATTTGCTGGTGTTCTTAACGGTAGATACAAAGTATACATCGACCCATATTCTGCGAATGCCGCTGACAAACAGTTCTTCGTAGTAGGTTATAAGGGAACATCTCCTTATGACGCAGGTCTTTTCTACTGCCCATACGTTCCACTACAGATGGTTCGTGCGGTTGGTGAAAATACTTTCCAACCAAAAATTGGATTCAAGACACGCTACGGCATGACTGCAAATCCATTTGCTGGTGGTGCGACTGCTCGTGGTGGTGTTATCACTGCAAACGACAACGTATACTACAGAAGAGTTCAAGTTACAAACCTAATGTAATCTGGTTTATAATAAGAAACTTAGTAAAAAACTTTGGGAGAACCTTCGGGTTCTCCCTTTTTTTATGGGCGTTATAAATAGTGTGAGAAAAGGAAAAAATTATGGTAGAATTTAATCCACTAAGCAGACAACCAGAAAATCTTGATTTTGCACATCCTACTCAGTTTAGGTTCAATCTTTTGAAAGTTCCTAATGTAGAGTATTTTGTGACAAGAGTTAATATTCCAGGCATTACTTTTTCTGGTGATGCGTCTATTAATACTCGTTTTAAATCTATTGCATTTATGGGTGATACTTTAGATTTTTCAGATTTAGAGCTCTCGTTCATGGTAAATGAAGATTTGTCAAACTATCGTGAAATTCATGATTGGATGGTAGGTATTGCATTTCCAAAAAATAATCAGCAACATACTGATGCAATCAATGCTTCTGAAACTGTAAAACCAAGACGTAGTGCATCTGTTCTACAAAGTGATGCAACCTTGACTATTCTTACAAATAAGAATAATCCAACTATCAGAGTAAGTTTTAAAAACTGTTATCCTTCATCTTTATCTGGATTAGAGTATAATACTCAACTTACTGATACTGAAAATCTAACTGCAACAGTGACCTTCAAATACGATATTTACGATTTTGAAGTATTATAAATAATTATGAGCAGATGATAGGGTTGACTTGAACAATCAACTTTGAGTCTCCTCAGTGAGAAAATCTAGAACAGCAAGTTCTAACCAATCACTGCTCGCTTTTATTATTAAGGATGTGAAATATAATGACACTTGAAGAACTACAAACACAGGCCGAAAAAGACCTAAAGTTCGATGATTTAGAACTCGCAAACGAATCTCTTCGTTCTGCATCTTTACATCAAAAATATCTAACCATCTTCAACAACTTTAGACAACTCCATCTTATGAATGAGGGAACTTATCGTGTTCTCTATCGTAAGAAGTGGGAATACTATGGTGGTAAATCTACACCAGAAGTCTATCGTGATAATCCATTTGACCACAAAATTCTCAAACAAGATATACCAATTTATCTGGAGTCTGATGAAGAACTCATTAAGGCAAAACAGAAAGTTGAATACTACAAAATGTGTATGGATTCTTGTGAGAGAATACTAAAACAAATTCAGTCTCGTGGTTGGGATATCAAGAACGCTATTGAATGGCGTAAGTTCGTTGATGGTGCAGTATGACACACATAACAAAAAAGAATGAAGTGTATCTTACAGTTGACACAGAAAGGTCAACTGCGAGAGCCATAGCAGACTTTTTTACATTTGAAGTGCCGGGCGCAAAATTTATGCCCGCATATCGTAATCGTGTTTGGGATGGAAAAATACGATTGTTTTCTCCAGCGACAGGAGAATTATATTTGGGACTATTACCATATCTAATAAAATATTTGGATGATTATGGTGATGAATATACAATAAGTGAGGAACTTAAAGATGAAAAACATATCGACAGAAAAATACTTGATGGATTCATTAGACAGCTTAGACTTCGATCCAATGGGAGAAATATCAAACCTCGTGATTACCAAGTCGATGCCGTGGATTATGCAATCAGAAACCATAGGTCTCTTCTTCTCAGTCCTACTGCTTCGGGTAAGTCACTTATAATCTATATTCTTGTGCGTTATTATATGTTGCTTTTACAATCAGAAGCAACAGATAAGATTCTAATTCTTGTTCCAACAACATCTCTGGTTGAACAGATGTATTCTGACTTTATCGACTATGGATGGCAAGAAGAGTATATGCAGAAGATATACAGTGGACACGATAAGAATATCACAAAACGTGTTGTCATTTCTACTTGGCAATCAATATATAAGTTTCCTACAAAATACTTTGAACAGTTTGGTTGTGTCATTGGTGATGAGGCACACCTATTTAAAGCAAAATCTCTTACATCTATTTTAACAAAATTACATCTATGCAAATATCGGTTTGGTTTGACAGGAACACTAGACGGTATGCAGACACATAGATTGGTTCTAGAAGGGCTGTTCGGAGGACTAAATAAAGTAGTCACAACTAAAGAGTTGATTGACAAGAAGACACTTGCAGATTTCAAGATTAAAGCTTTGGTGTTGACATATCCAGAACATGAGTGTAAAATTGTCAAGGATATGAACTACCAAGAAGAAATTGAATTTATTGTAACTCACCCAAAAAGAAACGAATTTATCAGAGACTTGACTCTGGCACTGAAAGGTAATACTCTTGTTCTTTTCCAGTTTGTTGAAAAACATGGAGATGGACTATATAAACAAATTAATGAAGCGACAGAGAGAAAAGTTTTCTACGTCTATGGTGGGACAGACACCAATGAACGTGAGGAGATACGGGCGATTACTGAAGGTGAGAAGGACGCTATCATTATTGCGTCATACGGCACTTTTTCTACTGGTATTAATATTCGTAATCTCCATAACATCGTGTTCAGTAGTCCAAGTAAGTCCAGAGTTAGAACGCTGCAAAGTATTGGTCGTGGATTGCGTAGGAGTGAAACTAAAGATACCGCTACCCTCTTCGACATTGCAGACGATATCACATACAAATCAAAACGCAATTTCACTATCAATCACTTTTTAGAACGGATAAATATCTATAATGAAGAACAGTTTGATTATGAAATTAAAAGGATAAAACTAAAATGACCCAAGACAATCAGTATAAAATAATGAAGCTGTCAAGTGGTGAGGAGATTATTTGTAATTTGGTTGCAGATGAACACCCCAGAACTTTTAGTATTTCTTCCCCTTTAAGAATGATTTCAATGCCCAAGGTTACTAAACGTGGTGTTGAAGAGGCCTTATCTTTGCAACGCTGGATTCATTTTTCTGAGACAGAAGTATACGATGTTCCTAAGACTCAAGTAT